AAGAAGATCAGGCACCCCAAATATTGATGGAACTACCTGCGATCATTTCAACATTGAAGTAACCATCATAAGGCGCAGTATAGGCATATGCGTCATTTCCAGTCTGAAGTTCGATTTCTGTGACAGAGGTTTCCGATACATTCGGCATAGCCTGATGTCCAACCAACTCGGATTCTTTCTTGCTGTAGAACTTGCTCAGCAGGAGGCTCAATAAACTTTTCAGCATAATGCGCCTCCTGTTTGAAGGTTAGACTTTGCTCCCCACTGCTGGTGAGAATCAAAGGTAATTGCCTGATCTTCTTGAGGCATAGCACTATGCCCCGCCTCACTCGGTGTTGTCCGGCTATCGAGTAGCCTCTGAATTAAAGATTTCAATAAGGCCATTTAAAAACCTCCTTGTCTCATTGTTTGTCTTGCATCGACTTTCTGCTGTAGCTCGTAAGCAAGTGCAGTCGGGAACTCAGGCCACTGGACGAACGGGAAACCCTCGACCTCAGGCAAGTTTCTCAGTGCTTGGCGATAGGTCTCAAGACTGATGCGGTCTGCGTCATCCAGTGCTGATCTCTTGGCTCCTGCTGACCTAGCAACGGTGATATCAGGCAACTTCACATAGTCGTCTGTGTCGCTTATTCGTGCGTTTCTTTCCGCCTTGATCTCGTTGGCATAGCGCTGTGTGCAGAATGCGTCGTCGTTCTCGGGCAACTCGGATTCTGTGTAGAACTGACCGTCGGCGGATTGATAAAGTCCTGTCGGAGATTCCTCGCCGTACCAAAACTTCATTCCGTTAAAAACTTCCTTGAGCTGGTAATGCTCGGCGGCGTATGCGTCATCCTCTTCATTATTGAATACGTGGACAACGGGAGAATTACTCCTTGCGACAATGCGGCCCTCGTGGTCGCGAATGCAATACTTCTCAATAGCCTTGGCCTTGGCCGCCGCAAGGTATTGAGCTTTGATTTCACTTAGTGTGGTCATTCAGTTCTCCTTATGATTCGTTCGTCTCTTGAGCTTCCAAGGCGTCAATCTCTTCTTGTGTGGCTCCGGCGGCTAGGCATAATTCTTTAAGCACCTGAATGACTTTGAGGTTCTTATGGACCTGCTCTGCCTCCGACGCGGTTAAAGTTTGCTCACTGGTTTGGAGCACCGTGGTCGGCATGATGTCCGGACGAAGTTTCGGTCCTACGCCGCTATTGGCAAACAACTTCTGTAGCAATATTGGTAAGGCCATTGCTATCTCCTATAAATCACAATCTGCCTGTCAGCAGGCACACTGTCGTTAAAAACAATCTGTGTTTGAGAAATTTCCTGATAGTCGATCGTCGGCGTTATCAGCAGTCCGTCAATGAAGACTTGGAGCTTGTTGCCGCCAACGGTGTGCTCAGGCACGTCATAAGCTTCGCCTGAAGCAATCGCTGTAGGTCGGCTTTGGCTGACTGCCAACTGCACGAGGTCTTGGCCGTTGGTAACAATCGCGGCGATATGCTCGTTCTTTCCGATAGAAGAGGAGAACGTGATCTTGCCGCTGGCCGTCTCGGTGTAGTCCGTGCCTTCCATGCACAGAAGACCGTTCAGGAAAACCTGTAGCTCGTGGCTTCCAACCACATAGGGCGGCGTGTCGAAAGAAGTAATCGACGCGCTCCGAGACGTGCTGACAACCGCCTGCACGGTGGACGCCGCTCCTCCCGGGGACGGGACTCCCGGGAACGGGACCGCCGTGCCGTTGTCGTTAATGAAAGCCGAATACGTAGCCATAGCTATTGCTTCAAAATGATGAGGCCGCCGTCGCGTAAATTCGCAGGCACGTCGTCGAGGTTGCTGACAATACAGCTATTGACATAAGTCTCGCTGATCGTTACTTTCTTGTCCGCCGTAGCCGCGGCGAGACTGATTCCCGTACCCGCCTCTAGCTTCAAAGTGTCGGTCTTGCCCGTGGCCGTGATCGTGGTGGAACCGACGATCACTTTGGAAATCGCATTCTGGTTGACCTCGGCGCCCGCAGTGATACCATTCAACTTCGTGCGCTCGGTTGCCGTCATCATCACTTTGGAAGTACCGTCAGAGATTCCGTCTGCGGTATCGGTAGCCTTGATAAAAGCACCTGCCGCGGCTACGTTGTCTCTGTCGGTTTTATCTGCACCTGCTTCAATACCTCCGAGTTTCGTGAACTGCGCGGCAGTCATCAGACCATCGGCGGCAGAGGTCGCGGGTGCGTAAGTCGTGTCGGTGAACTCAGCGTCCGCAGGCACACTCTTGCCAATCGTGTAGCCGCTGTCTTTGATGATCTTGCCGCTAGTTCCGTCGAAAGCGGCGACATGGTTTGCGACTGAGTTCGCGGGGCCTGTCACCGCGCCAACGATATTGACCTGCAACACGGCCCAATCGCTGTTAGAGGCGCTCCCCGACGCATAGTTTTTAACGCAGACAACGAAGTCGCCTGCTTCGCAGACCTTACCTGCGTAAGTGCCAGCGTCCTGCACAATGTACTGCCAGCCTGCTTTATAACTGACAGTGGGCAAGCCGCTTGTGGTAGTCAGCGCACCTTTAAATACGACACCGCCATTGATGAGTGCTGCTACGTCGGTTCTCAGTTTTTCGATTTCAGCTTCGACGTTGGAACCTACGCCTGCCGCGTCATTGATAATGACCTGAGCCGCAACGGTCTCAGGATTGAGCTGGGTTTGCGTTTCCCCGTTTTTGCCATATAACTTTGTATTAAGAGCCATTATTCGATTCCTTATAGACAACTCGAGCGGACAAGTCTGCGAGTGAATCTTCCAGAGCGCTTAGGCGTGCCTCAGTAGTAGAAGGTTCCCCGTGGTCATAAGGCACGGTCCAAGCGTTGAGCACATCTCCGACCGCCAGATTGAAATTCACTTTGATCTGTGTGCTCTCAGTGCCCGTGGCACCTGTTTCATTCCAGTCGATAACCGGGATTAAGAGGATGCCGTTCCATGACAAGCGCAAATGCTTCTTGCCCGCGACGTATTTCATGCTGTTCGGCAGAGTGATTGCAGTGCCCGCGGTGATTGCGGCCGTGAGCGTCCATGTCTCAGCGTTGCAAGCAACTCCTGCTTCAGGCGTTACTTCCCCTGTCTCTTCGTCAATCGTGCCGCCGATAGGTATCACCCAAACTTCGAGGCGGTCATTGGCCTTGGCAGGGAACAAGAGTTTGACTTGAGTGGATAAGTGGCTTGTTTGGCCGACCTCTTCGTATTGCTGTTCCGGATATAAAATCGTGCCGTTGAGAGATAACCGAAGGTGGTTCAAGCCGACCACGTACTGGATTCCGGAAGGGAGCGTGATCGTCGATCCGGACGCAGTGTCTACGTTGAACGTTTTGACAGCCTCAGAACAAAGCAGGCGATTCAACGTCAAGGCGGAGTTTGCCGCCGAGTTAATCCGGTCAAGCTGTTCTGCCAGGAGCGCATTAGTCGAGTCGAGAATCGCGGCGATCTGCCCCTGGGCGAACTGTGCGATCTCTTCAATTTGGTCATCCGCTTCGCTTTCCAGGGCCGCCTTGAGCGTAGGGACGAGCGCGTTTAATTCGTCTTTGAGCTGGATGACCTGCTGGTATGTTTCGCCTGCAAGTTGGGCGTACTCGTTAGCCGTCGCGGCAATTTCCAGGATCTCCCGGAGAACTTGTTCCGGAGTTTTTCCATTAGTGATCGGGACCGTGAGACAGCGGCGCATCTGTTCGGCTAGCTGCTGAATCTGAATAACGCGGCGGTCCTCTTCTTTATTGATCGAGGTCGGGTTGAAATTCCCGTACATCGTCAGATTAAGATTCTGGGTATACGGGACCCCGCTGCAGATTGCGAGCTTGTGCCCGGTAGCGAGTGCAGTCTTTAACGTTACGCGCCCGCCCGGTGTCGTATTCTGGTCGGAGTTGAGCGTGCAAGTGTAGGCGTCTTTACTCAGCGTGGTTTCGTTTTCGTCTGCGTCGGCCACAATAACGACAACGTCATCGGCGCTCAGCATGTAGAAGTCAAAATCAAACTGCGTCTGACCCGTGCCGGTAAACGGACCCGCTTTGCGATTACTTTCAGGAACCATATATCTATCCTCGATTTGAAGAAAAATATAAAAGTCCCCAAAAGTTCAATGCGCACTATTTCATAATCTCCCAGCGGTCCTTGGATTTGGCCACACGCGGCAGTCTCCCGGGCATTGCGCTCGTCGGCTGCCACCAGTATCCCGTCCCCCGCATCCTCATGGATTTGCGCTCCATACGTCTGTGATACCCGGGATTCATCATCTCTTGAAGTTGGTTAAATACCGCGTGATTAAGAAGCTGTTTGGTGTACCAAAGATTAACCATCGGGATGTTGCTCTTGGCAAAGCGCAGGACGTTGGCGCCGATATCTCGATCGTCCTTATATTTGTCATAGATTGTGTAAGCGTCCAGCATGGAGGAGAAAACCGGGCCGAAGGCGTTGTAGATATTCGGGTGGCCGTACTTGTAATCGCCCAAAGCTGAGACAAAAATATCTCCGGCAAAACCGGCGCCGCCGCCTGAGGTAAATGCCCTGCCAACATTCTCCCAGGTAAAGGGGTCCTGGATGTCCTGGCCGTTGAGAACGTCTTTGAACATGTTGGAAACAAAGGAAAGCATGGTAGTCGCGCCCATCACTGCTACGTAATAGCCGACCCAAGAAGCGCGTGGCAACATTGAGCCGTTGCGTTTCTTGTACCGATAAAGATCACCCGCTCTCTGAAAATGACGAGTCAACATCGCAGTGGGAAAAGATTTAAATAGGAAAAAACATTGCCACGCTTCACCCGCGATTGTGCCCCGTGGAGCGCCCCAGTTGGAGATTGCTCGGGTGTAGAGGTCTGGCTGAAGGGAAGCCATGTGTGCGTCATCAAAAACGAAGGCCAAATAATCCGAGGCGTACTTCTCCAGCGCGTGGCGAGAGATTCCCAGCGTGGCAAGGTCCGCATCCGAGATATTAAGAATGCTGTTCTTAGTGACAAACTCAGCATCGCCGAACTTCTCAGCCGGCGCCTTCTGGATGACCTTCCAAAATGTCTCATCGAGGCCGAAGTTCTCCAGGCGCTCTCTTAGCCAGCCGTCACACGTATTCCAATCATACTTTCGTGCGTTGGTGTAGAACGTCATGGCCGTGAGCGCCGCACCTCTTCTGACTCCGTCAGTCCACTGCGACAATAGGGATGCCCTCATGGTGGCGTCTGCTAATTTGGAAGTCACGCCCTGGCTCATGTTGTCCGTGACGAATCTATTGGCGGCAGAGTTAAAAACGTCTCCGATCACGCCCGCCTGAGCGGCAAAAGCAATATCCCGTTTGTCGGCCGGATTGAGCGATTTAGCCAGGTAATAGGCGCTCTTAGCAAACGGCATTTTGTTGACCCCTACCATCGTGAAGTAGGTTCCTATATCCGACAAGCTCGTAATAAATGCCCCGCCGAGTTTGCCCGCCACCTGAATATTCCGGACCCCTTGGGCGATTGCGGCCAGTGTTTCATTCTGGATACCTCTGCTGCCGTTTAAGTTTTTCCACATTGCGTTGAGCATGAGGTGGTTAGTCGAAACCTTCTTTCCAAAAACGTTGTTGGATTGATTGTTAAGGATTTCCGTCGAGCGGTTCAGCGTGTTGAAGGTACTCGTCGGGCTCGGGCCCATTTCCTCCAGGAGCGTGATATCTCGCGACATCGCACTGACGTGTGACAGCATAGTGCCAAAGATCGACGGGTTCTGCCCAAACATCCGGTTATATTCGATCCGGGCCTTATAGTCTTTGAAGTGGATCGTACGGTGCTCCTGGCGCTGTTCCGACTTCGCCTTAGCCCTGCCGCTCGGCTTTGCGTCGGCCGCATTCTGATGCTGGTCGCCGTTCTCGGTAATGGACAGGTACGCCTCCCGCAGAACGTTCTTTATCTCCAGGTCGTTCATTTGCTCCAGGTTATCATCGAGGTACTGAGTTTTATCCAGGCGCTCAAAAACCCAATCGACCCACGCATCACGGTTCGCGGCAAAATCATGCTTTTTAAATACCTGTGTTGCCGCCTTTGCTCTTGCCGCAGTACGTCCGGCAAAACTCTTCGGTGTTTTTTCCGCCAGGATTCTGGCTGCATTAAGCACCTTGCCCTGATTGTGGGTCTGCGGCATGATCCAATCTTCACGGGATCTGATGTCTCCGCCCGCACGGTTGTAGCGCTCACGCATTTTCTCCGTACATTGGATCCAGGCCTGCGCCGCTTTCTTATAGTCTGCGTTCTTGGTGTCGACGCCGGAGATTTCCGCTAGGATCCCCGCGACTGCGTCATCGTTTTCGATCATGCCGAAAAACTTAGGGCAAGCGGCCTGGAGGGTGTCCACCAACTCCGAGGCGTATTCTTTGGATACGCCCACCGCGTGCTTGTCGACTTTATCCAAATACCTCATGGCGGCCGAGTTTGCACTCAGTCCCTTGGCCCGCATGTCGGCGGTGTAGTTCTGCATAGCGGCGAGCGCGATCACCTGGCGCTGTGCGTTGACCTTCATACGGGTGGCCCGGTACTGCATATCCTGTGCCACGAGCGCGGCGGCCTTGGCGACATATTGGTCCTTGGTCAGGTTGGGCTCAGTTTTCCGGATATCGAGCACCTTGCTTTTAATGTTAAGGACAATGTCCTCGCCCTCTTTCGCGGTGAGCTGTCGGCCGATAACTTGGCTAACCGAGTCCAAACATTCTTTCTTTAAGCCTTTTGCCATTTTCTAATCCTTAATCGAAGGCGTTATTGGTAAACATACAAAGCGCGGCGCGGGACATTCCGCTTGCGTCCTTCTCCAACTGCTCAGCCGCTGCCAGGTCTCCGGCTACCATCTCGCGCGGTGTGGTCTCGTTGCCGTTCTCGTCCAATATCGGCATATCTCCGTACTTCTCCATGTCAAGATCAAAGCGACTTTGGACAAATTCGTCATCCGTCATAACGCCTGCCAACTTGCTTTGATCCGGCGCCTGCTCGGTCTTAATGTCTAAAGTCTCCAGGGCGTCCTTAATCACGGCTTTGGTCTCGTCCGGCAAATTGGTGTTATCGACAACTTGAGTGACCGTCCGGCCGAAGTCTTCTCCAAATAGGCTCGGAGAATCCGCTTCGCTCTTGGCCGTGATTTCCTTGTCAGTTGCGAGCATTCGGGCGTAGACGTCTCGGACTTCAGGCGTTAATTCGACGTCTAAGTCTGCGGCAGATTTATAGATCGACACGAGCCAGTCCTTGAACTGCTTGAAGATCGCCTCCAGCCTGGAGGACGGTGCGACACCGTCACGGAGGTACTGCTCAAAGCCACGGGCAAACTGCTCGTGGAATTGCCGCTTTTCTTCGAGCGATAAGCCGTTCCATTCGTCGAGGTCCTTGAGGCCGAACCAATCCATAAGGGTCTGAATGTCGGCCCTCACCTGCTCGGGCGCGTCGGAGCGCATTGCCACGTCCGTCATAACGTCCAGGAAGTAATGTCCGGACTCATGGACGAAAGTCGATTCGTCTGCCGTGCCGAACAAAGTAATCATCTTCTCAGCGGGCGTGTACATGCCGCGGGCGTCTTCGGATTTGAGCTTACTCTGGAGCAAAACTTCGCCTTGAGTCTGCGTGGCTTTAACTTCTGCCTCTTTAGCCGCGGCCGCCTTGTCTTCAAAGTATCTCTGAATTAAAATAGACCTAACTGGCCCGGCAGGTCGTGACTGCTCAACCCCCGGGTATGGGTCTTGGATAGTGGTCACGACATCTTCAATCGGCGTAACCTCGTGTAAATAGAATCGCTTGTGTTCGCCCGTATCAATGACGATCACTTCGCAAACGTACTTCTTCCCCTTAATTAAAATTGGCGCGGCTAGCACCCATGTATCGTATCGACGTTCTTTCCAGTTTTTCTGGTAGTCGAAAATCTTTCCGCTCTTTATAACTTCAGGGACGGCCATGAAGGCCATAACTTTATTACGGCCCAATCCATGAGAAGCGGAAGATTTTACGGCCGCCTTATTTAACTTCACTTCCCCTAGAATCGGGTTTTCGACTTTGCCAGCGTACTGCTCTGCGAAGAAGTCAGCCACCTCTTGATAAAGATTGCCGCTTCCGGAAGAAAACTCGTCGCCATTCAGCGTAAAGATTGGATCTTGTTGGATACAGTCGTTCAGAACAACTTCCGGAGATTCAACTCCATCAGGCATATTCGCCTGCTGTCTGAAACCCTCGGCTGTTTCCTTTCCGCCTTTGCGAACCTTGAGGGCGTAGCGTTTCTCCAGCTCGTCCGCGCTCATGCCTAACCGCTCTCCCAGTGTTCTGTAGAAAGCGTCGTAGAGGTCAGCGGAATAGGCCGCGAGTTTTTCTTTAAACCCGGCGCCCAGGAGCTGGTTGAATACTCGATCTCTGAAGGAGTCGAACTGCGTTCTCAGCGTTTCCGGATCGACGCCTTCGCCTGAGACACTAACCGGCTCGCCATCGTCCAACTGTTCCCGGGCAAGTTTCTCGTCGGCGATTGACTTGTTGATATCGCCGTTCATGCCTGAGGGTTGATCGCCCTCGATCACGTCAGCGTTACGGAGCTCCATGGCGGCGTCCACCGCGCTCGGAGTGATCGAATCGATTGCTCTATCCAGGGCGCCGAACTCGCTTTTGACCTGATTGAAAACATCGTCGCGGCTGACCTTACCGAATAGGCCTTCGCCTCCGCTCTCCTGCTGGGCCACCTCGTTGAATCGGGCCAGGGCGTCCTTGAGCCGCTCGGGATTCTTCGATAAGAGGATGTCCCTGAACCAAGCCTGCACCGGCGTGGCTTCAAAGAAAGATTCCGTAATCTCGCCTTCGACTTTTTCGCCGTGAATCTTGCGGGCCTCTTGTTTGGTTTGCATGTAGTCAGCGAGCGCCTCCATGAGGTCGCCTGAGAAGTCAAAATCTCCGCCGTGGCGTCTGAGCTTGACGACTTCGGGTGCGGCGGCCTGGAGAACGTCCATCACCCGCTTGTCCTTCGGGTCATCCGCGATAAAGCGGTTAATCAGTCTGTTGTCCGGATACGCGGCAGCAAAGATCGCCGACTTCATTCTTTGGCGGACATTGTCGTAGATGACCTTGCCCTCGGCGTCAATGAGACCTTCCTTGTCCGGAGTACGGCGCACAAACTCATCCATCGAACGAACGGCGATACCATTGTCCTTAGTAAACTCCACCTCCTCCAGGCGCACATTTCTGGCGTCCTGGGCGGCCTGCTCGGCGGGATTGAGCTTCAGCGTTCCGGTACGGTTGGACAACTCGCCGACGCCCTCCTTGACGTCCGCATCGTCCATTACACGCACGAGGATCGGCTCGCGCATCTTCTTGACCGCGCGGCGGCTGATGCCGAATTCCTTCAGGGCTTTGGTCAATTCCTCTTTGTACTTCGTGGCCTTGACGTTGCGATAGGCTTCCTGCAGGCCCGCGATACGTCCGTTGCCTGCGATCGCTCGGGCGCCTTGCACTTCCGGATTAGTGAAGTCGGCATTGAGACTGCCGTCAACGCTGTTAGACGTCATCACATCGCTCGCCTCAATCAGGGCATAGCGCATCGCGGTGCGATCACCGTTGGTGTCCGAGACTGTGACCGTCTTACCGAGAATAGCCGAAGAGTTCTCCGGCAAATACGCGATCACGGGCGTGCCCTCGCCCAAAGTTGCGCCGTTGCGCAGGCGATTGAAGTCAGGAGCCTGAGCGATCTGCTGCATCTGCAAGCGGCTTTCTTTACCGCTTCTGTCGCGATTCTGGATGGACTCAAGCACACTCTTATTCATGCGGCTTGTCTGTCCTTCCACGGGGGCGGCCGTGGCTTCTGCTTGGGCCTTTTCCGCTGCTTCTCTTGCGGCCCGGACTCGAGCACCTCGTGCGCCGAGAAGGCCGAAACCTGCGCCCATGAGGGCGGATGTTGTTAGGCTTACAGGATCGAAAGGATCGTACTCTTTGGAGATAACCGAATAGTCCGCGTTATCCAGGACGAACTTAATCGCCGACTGCTCAGTGATGTCAGTTGCGGGATTGACCAGGGCGCCGAAGGTCGCAGACTTCAAATAACTTGTGCCGAGGGAGGCGGGGAGCGCCATGCCGACAGCGTTTGTCACGCCTGTAATCAAGCCCGCTTTCGTGGCCGTCTCTGTATCCACGCCCTTGTCCTGGAGCTTATCTTTCTCATAACGTCCGAGGTCGGCGCCGAATAGCGCACCGCCGACGAACGGATTGCCGCCCGCGAGAACGGAGTAACCGATACCCTTGGCCAAAGGACCGACCAGACCGTAGAGGATCATGGCCGCCGTGCCGGTGGTCTCGGGATTCGGCGTGTAATCGTTCTTGATCTTGAGGCGTGCCTCTTTTGCGGCTTGCCTCAGGCGATTGACTACTGCATCCTTATTGACATTGAGGTCGGGCGCAAAGGGATCCTCCTGCTGCGCCAGGTAGTAGTCATCATCCTCGACCTTGAGCGCGGCCAGCTCGTTAATGTCTGATTTAGTGGCTTCCCATTCTTTTCCAATAGATTGGCCGATCGCGCCCCAGGAGCCCTCGAAAAGTCCGGGCGTCAGGGCCTCGGCGTCTTTCTCCGGAGCGCTGTACTGATTGATGACCTTGGCTTCTTCATTGGTCAGTCCGAAACGATTGATCCAGCTCATTTAATTCTCCGGGAAATTGTGTCGTTAAGGTCAAGTCGGAAGGGCTCGCCCTTTTCGTCGGTTACGTAGCGCAGGCCGTCGCGGATAAAGTAGACACCGTCGCCTACCCATTTAAGAGGCGCGGTGTTGATGAGCCTGGCGGATTGCTCCGGCGATATAACCTGATTCCGATAGACAAGCTTTTTGCCGCCTTTCAGGAAGTCCTTGCTGTAGACCTGCAGAACGTCTTCAAAAGATCCGAGCTTGGTAAAGGTCAACAAGTCCTTGCTCGCCTGGGAGAGTCTGGACGGCAAAATGATCTTTGCGCCGTTGTGTTCCGCCACCGGGCCGATCACGTTTTCAATCGCCGTGTCTACGCCGCTCGAGCCGCCCGCCTGGAGCGCATAAGCGCGCTCGTTTAAAACTGCGTTAATGAGGTCCTCATACTCCGGACTCCCGGCCGGGATCGGCAGCACACCGTCCAGCTTCTGGCGAATTTCCGGCTCGTCTTTGTTCGCATCATTGACCTTGTTTCTGCGGTAATAGTTGCCCTTGATCTGACGCAGTGCGCCGTTGTTCTCCCGGCCTTGAGGCGTGGAGGCCACGCCCAAAGCAATAGACAGAAGGTGGTGGTTCTTACCGATATCAGTTGCTAATGCCGCTAGGGCTCCGCTGTCGCCAGTAACCGGATCAAAGATCGCGTCGGAGAGTTTCTGTGCGTACTCCGCCTGGTGGTCCTCGTCCATATTGGCGAAGGCTTGGCATAACCCTGTGGCCTCGGTTTTGGTGAGGATATGCGCGTCAGTGCCGAATCGCTTGGCCACGTCCTTGTAGCTGCTGATGCGGTTGGTGAGCTCTTGGATGGCGAGCGTCTGATTGTTCCAGTTCGTGATCGGTTTAAAGCCGAGTTCCGGGATCCCCTCGATCGCAAAGCGCATCGGATCCTTGGCTCGCTCGGTCTTGACCTTCTCTGCGGCCTTATCCCACGTGGTCTTCTGCTCCATGCGGGTGGCGTACTCAGGATCATCTTTCTGAGGCGTGAGCGCTCTGCTCGTAGCGTCCATGTCGCCTACAGACATCGCCGGCATGGAGTGGATGGCGGCATTGAGCTGTGCCTGCTTCTCCACCTCGGCATGCATCCGGATGCCCTCGTCCTGTCCATAGACGCTAATGAAGTCAGCGACATCGGGGAGCTCGGCTACGTCGCCCGTGTTGATCGCACGGGATAAGACGTTGTCCACGGAGCGTTTTAACTCGACCTTGGCCTGCTGAGCCTGCTGGCCGCGTCTTTGCCTGGAGGCGCGGAAGAGTTTAATTTTGTCTGGGAGCGGCAGTGCGTCGATCACGGGATCGCCCGTCTTGACATTCGGATTAAAGGCCACGTCCTTAGACGTCAGGCGCGGAGCTTCCGCCTTCTGAGACAGAAGTTTCCCGTTATCGTCTCGGCGTTCTCCATGAGGGCCGATAAAAATGTTTTGCCCGTTCTCTACTACCCAGTGGCCTCCGACATAATTCTTTCCGTCGTGGTACTTGCTCTCGACACTAAAAGTCGGATGATTTGGCTTTTTAAACGTATCGGGGAAGTGGCCGTTTTCTGCTTGAGCCGCGCCCGCCTTCCATGCGCCTCTAAGGTCATAGTCGTAAACATCACGCTCATGGCCGATCTTCTTTGCCCATGCTTGGTACTGCTTTTCTTCGTCCTCAGTGAGTTGAGTATTAAATTTGTCGGAGTAATCGTTCTTATCGATTCCCAGCGCCTTATGGACCCCGGCGGTGATCGTCTCTTGGGAGTACGCGACCGCGCCAATCTCCTGGCGCATCATCGCGCTGATGAGCTTGGTCATCACCTGAGGGTTCTTGACGTCAAGGGCCTCTCCGGGATTGACGCCCATGGCCTTGCAGACATTACTGATGTAGGCGCGTGTCACGCCGTCGCTGGCGGCGCAGAATCTGTCCACAATGCCGTCCACGGTGTTGATACCGTACTTGGAGGCATAGGTCTTGAGAATCTTGGCCGCGGCGCAAATACCGTCCTGCGGGGTCTCGAAAATAGCATGACCGCGGGCGTCTTGACCGACCATACCGCTCCAGTTATTGCCGAAGACTTTAATGTTGAGCGGGTTGCAGAACTTGTAGCCGATCGTATTCAGCACCTTGTCCGGAACACTGGGCGGCGTACCTAAACCCGCCTGGGCGCCGGAGACTCGGACGTCAACTTTTCCGGCGGCGCGTGCAGCCGACCCTTGGGTCAGGCCAATCGCTTCCGGACCACCCATTGCGTCCACTGTTTCCTGGAGCTGAGGCCATACGCGCTCACGCAACAAAGCATAGGTCTTGCGAGATACGTCCGGACTCATCTTCGTGGAGCCGACCTGCTGGAAGTGCTTAAGCGCCCCATACGGGTCTTCGACCGCCATCTGCTGATAGGCCGAGGCATAGGCCAATGCGGCGTAGTTGTCCTTTTGTCTTGCGATCCATTCCGGACTCTTGCCGCCGATTTTGCCCTGGTAGTCCACCTCATCCATGAGGCTCGCCATTGTGCGCTCGGAGTCAGGGCCGAAACCGGAGAAGGCAAAGTCGTCGATCAAAGACTTGGCGCGCGCGTCCGAGACTTCTGCCTTATAGGCGGCATTTTCTTTCAGGCGGTAGCGCTGCATGGATTGATCGTAGGAGTTGATCTTCTCCAGGGCGACAGAAGTGAAGGCCTGTTTCGCAAGCGGGTTTTGCAGTTTATCCAGGTGTGTCTGATACGCCTTGTTCATGGCCTCGCGGGTCGGGTCATAGCCCTCCACGGCGGTCTTGCCCTTCATGGTGTAGTAACCGCTCTCGGGATTCCATTGCAGCTCTCGTAATTCTTGATCCAGGCCGTTGAGCGCCTCGTCGGCTTCCGCCTTGACCTGCTGGGCCTCGGCCTTTTGTGCAAATTTGACGCTTAAACCGATACCTGCCTTCAAGGGCTGAGTGGCCCGCTCCATGGCGCGTTCGTAGTCGAAGGTCGGCTGGACGTTTTCTCCGGGACGCGCAAAAGACTGTTCGCTCTGAGGATTCGGCGTGTTGTTCTGATAAATGGGTACCTGCATATTTATCTGCCTAAGATCGAAACTTTGTTATTGATCGAGAGAGGATTGAAGTTGTAAAGCGGCGTGAAAATCGGCTGGGCCGCAGATACCGCATCAACTCGGATTCCCGGATCGGCTGAGGAAATTCCGTCAATGCGTAAGCCGGGGTCAGCCGAGGAAATCGCATCGATCTTCAGGCCGGGATCTACTCCGCTTATGGCGTCAACTTTGATTGGTCCATCTTTCGCAGGCTCTTTCGCTTTGCCCTCGGCAAGTTTTCCAAAGGCGTAGGTCATGCCCACCTGAGACAAGCCGTTGAGCGCCGTGGACATGAAGTTCAGGCCCACACTTTGTTTCTTGGCGTTAAACATCAAGGCCTGGTTTTTGAAGTCGGTAGCCCGCTGGCGATAGCCCCAGGCAGCGGCATGAGCATCGGTCTCAACGCGATTCTTGTTAATCGTCTTGATGATGTCGGTGGAAGCTGTAATCTGCGCCGCGCTACCGCTGCCGATCGCAACACCGTTGGCGGCGAGCGCAGCCTTCTGCCTGGCTTTGACTTGGCCTGCCTGCATCGTTTCGTGCTGGACCTTAGTCTCTGCTGCAAACAGGGTGTACTGCGCCTGCAATTCCAGCGTCTTGGCATTCTCTTTGGCGATATTTGCCTGGGCCTTGGCGATAGCGTTGTTGTAGCGGGTTGTGAAGATCGAACCGACAGCGGAAATACCGGCAGAGATTCCCGTGCCGATCATTGAAGCGGTGTTGAAACTAAAGTCCATAAAACCTCCGATAGTGCGCCTATCTTGACGCCGCCTCAGGCTTTAATGCGCACTATTGTCGGTTAGCTGATCTCTACCGTAGTCGTGATCGAGGTTATCCGGAGCGGCAGTGGTAAAGACTGCCTGATATAGACCTGGCCCTCGTCACTCCATTTAGGCTTAATCTGCAGGTCGTAAATACCGGAGCGCAGATTCGGAGGATATCCGGGAAGCTCGGTCGCACGCGGCTGCATGTGATAGAGCTTCTCAAAACTCGATCCTGCCGACACTCCGGACGATTCGTTAAGCCGTAACGTAACCTCCGTAATATTTTTACGATGAGAGGTGCCGTAGGACATATCGTTAAGTTGAAGGTGGATCGGGAGCGTAACCATGTCGGAGTCGTATTGCAGGCCGACGTAAACCGTCGAAGCCTCATCCTCCAGCACAACTTTCCCGCTGACGACCTTCTGATCGGGTACGACATAGCCGTCGGCTAGGATCGATACCGTCTCTCCCTCCAGCCAGGAAAGTCCGGTGATCGTCGTAGTCGGGTTGCCCTGGTAGAAACCTGCGCAGTCAACGTAACAGGATTCGGCCCTTGAGGGCGACTGCACCTCGTGCATACGCTCGATAAATCGGACGGTCTGCCCGTTGATCCTGCGGCAAGTGACGACATAAGGGATGTCCTCGTAGCCCTCGGAGACAACAGTCACGGACTCAAAACTGCCGCGGGTCTCGATTGTAGAGAATGCTCCGATCTGCTGCTCCGGGATATAGGTGAAGGCCACCAATACGCCGTCGCTGGAGACCGACCAAATAATCGGATTCGGTGCTTTGGAGTAAGCAATATCGATCACAGTCTTATGGTCGAAAAGGTGCGGCGCACGAAGACATAAATCTCCGGAAATAAATCCGCCTCGCTCGTATGAGTAACCCATTTCACGAAGATGGCCGCCTCTGGCCGCGGCATACACGCAGGCCGAATTTACAACCACAGGGTTGACCGAGCTTGCGCCTTCTGCGTTCTGCGCCTTGAAGCTGATTGAGTCCGGCGTTAGGGCGTCCGTGTCCGTGGTGCCCACTACCCAGCACCCTGAGGCCGTGAGCAGAATAAGGCGAGACAGCGGGACAAGGTGGCGGATGCGGTTAACGTCTCGGGCGTAGATTCTGGCTGAGATTCGGTCGGTCGCCTGGACAGGTAAGTGATACGCCATGGAGTTCTCACTGCCTGCGGCCGTCATCCAAATATATTGAGGTTTGGTACGCGTGCCGGCAAAAATCTTGCGCTGGTCAAAGTAGGAAACTGTTCCCGGATATCCGGACGTAATTTCCGAGTCGTACCGTGGCGGCGTTATCCCTGAGTCCGGAGAGATCGCGTCATCGATAATCGAAGTTTCGGACGTTTGGCCGATATAGCTGTAGACGCCGCCGACGTTGCGATACACACGATACATAGCAGCGCCCGGGACGGCATTCCAGGTGAGTGTGTTGTAGGCGCCGTCTGCAAAAGGATTGCAGTCAATTTCAACGGTAGCCGACAGCGGGCTTTCCTCTGAGGCGTCCGCGTTCAAAGCCGTAACCCCGTATTTTCTCTTAAAAAGTCCTTTGTTCTTATCCTCGACGTCCGGACCGATTGTCTGGGTTACGGCCAGGCCCGTAGGTGCTGACAGTGTGGTATTAAAGTTCACGTTCTCCAATCGCCAGTCGGTCGCACCGTGTCGCCTCAGAGTTTTCGTCGGGTAATTGATATGCGCGATCGTAATCACGTCGATACTCTGGACGAAACTCAGCTCGAAAAGATCAGCCTCCTCATACGGAGTCGTGATTTCATACGGAGCATTGCCGGACATCAAAGTTTGCTTATGCGTATGGAAGCGGATGTACTTGTGTCCCACCTCTAAGACCATCGTCTGGTCCAGCGAAAACAAGAACGGGATCAGGCGGCATTTTTTGTCCGAGTATTTCGCGTGCGCCACGTACTCGAAACCCGGGCGCCTGAAGACAGGACCCTGGGGCTCAACGATAAAATTCTTGCACTTCGCGAGGCCCGTTTGGTTCTTGGCGTCGTCCACTCGGGCGTACATGGTATTAGAGATTTCGCCGCCGCCGAAAGAGTTTCTAAAGATTCTGACTGCCATTACACGAACCTCGCTCTAAGCTGTGCCGCTAAATACTTCGGATGCTGGTGGGCGCTCTTTTTTGCGTCCCGTGTTTTGGCCTTGCTCAAGGCGTCCTCGGCATATTTGAGATACTTGTCCGCGCTCTGATTCTTAACCAGGGCACCCGCGAGATATGCCGCCAGGCGCATGACGAGGGCCTCGGTGAAGTAGCCCGGGAACATCTGCGGGTTGTTCAAGTAACGGGTGTAGACGATCACGGCGTCCTTGACGTCCGTCAGCAGGAACATCGTGTTTTCGCTTTCGCGATACTCGATCTCGTACGGCAGTGTGGTCTGCCAGGGTTGGCCGCCGGTGCAGTAAAGACCGACAACACACATGCAGTCGCTCGGCAAAGAGTAGCCGTAACGCCACGGGTACAGAGTTCGATCCAGCTCAACGTACTGGGGCGGCTTGTAGCGACTTTGGGCAAAGCTCCAGTTAAATTGCTCCAGCAGATAGCGCAGTGCCATCGGGTAGTAGGCCGCGCACTGTTCGGAGTATTGCGTGCCGTCCGGAGGATCGATAGACGTAATGTTTGAGTCCGCACCGAGCTGAGACAGTGCGGCATTGCAGATTTCGATTTGATTAGCCATATAAATAAAGGCGGGTTTTACGCCCGCCTCCTCCGACAAATTTTCTTTACTGCTGATTAGCTGTCACCGCCGGCTGCCGCAGTTGTCTTCTCAGTACGGAACTCCCAGCCCTCGCCTTCTTTGACCTGGCCGAGCTTGTAGTCGTTGCCGATCCAGGCCGTGACGGTGCCTGCCGTGACGCTTGTCGGGACGGTCACGATACGCAGGTAGCGTCTGTGCTCGAAGGGGAGTCCCACCACAATCAGATTCTTGAGCTCAGTGGGCGTGAATGCCTTAGATGTTGCGACAGTGGCAAAAGTAGAGTTATCGGCCGAGTCCTCAATCTTGAAGGCCAGGCTGGTGCCGGCCACGCCGCTGGCGGAGATACAAAGCGCCATCTTGTGACCGTTGACACCGGACTCTACCAGGGTGGAGCCGAAGTCAAGGCCACTGGACGTGAAGGCGGTTTTGGCCTCCTTCTTGTCGGCGAGCATCATCTTAATGTCGAAAACCATAACGCCTCCTATTAGGAAATTGTGATCGCGGATTCGCTTGCGTTCAGCACATCCGTGCCGTACTGGTAGATCGGAATACCGCCGAAGGACAACATGCCTTCACGTTTGCCGAAGGTCTTGTATTCCAGCGTGTACTTCGTCTTCTCAAGGAGCTGCAGATCATAGATCATGCCGACCTGGTCCGTGCAGTAGATACCGACATGAGAGAAGTCGTCGGTGCGCAGGCGGTGGCGTGCTTCAACGAACAACTTCAAGAGGTCAGCTGCGCCCTTGGCGGTAGTGATCTTGGAGGTATCGACGTTGGCGATACGGACAATGTTTTCCGGATTGCCTGCAAATACGCCAAGGTCATAGCCGAACTCGGTTACGTAGGCCGGAAACATTTTGCCGTTAGCGTCCGGAACATAGATCGGAGATTTCTGAACTTCGACGGAAATACCTGCTGCACCGCCGTTTTCCGGGAAGAACAGAGTCATTTCTTCCGGGTGCCAGTTAACAAAATAGATCGAAGTGAGTGTGCTCGTCGAGCCGCCAGCCACTGTACCGCCGGCGTCAATGATGGAGTTCTTCCAGGCGCCGTTGTCTTTGTCCGGCAAAACGATATTCGCCAGGCCTAAGCAGTCTCTCGGATCTTTATCCGGATTGCCCTGGAAGACACGTTTGACCATACCGCGGGTTAAGCCGCGGATAAACATTTGGTCCTTGCGGGCGCGATACGGTGCTCGGTCTTTCTCCGGCATTCTTTCAAGCTGGAGCTTACCGATCACGGAGCGGTCGCGTGCGATACAGGACGGATAACGTACTGCACGACCTGTCGGGGTGGATGCATCCCAGCCTTCGTTAATACCGACGAGCTGGCCTTCCGGATATTTATCCGCCAGTGTGCCTTTCATACCCTGGCCGTCGTTGCCGCGCACCATAGTGGCACGATCAAAGAACGGCTGATAATCTCGGACGGTTTGAATGAAAACTTTCTTTGCTACGTCGCTGTCCGGAACGAGCGACTGCCATTCAGCCATTGTGACGGGCGTCATGCCGCTGAAAACGTCTGCCATTTTTAGTCTCCCAAATTAATAACCGTAAATATCTTGAGGTGTGATTGCTCCGGATACTCGACCTTTGGGCGGAGTATCTTCGCTGATTGCCGCGCCGACTCTTGCTAGGAATTTGATAAAGCCGGGGTGCGACCCAACAGGCAGCGAGAACAGTTCTGCGATATCTGCGTCATAGTTGCCGTCGGCGCCTTTGCCGAATCGGTCTCTGACCTTAATCGCACGCTGGATGGAGGCGTCATAGTTGGAACCGCCGATCTCGGGGTCCTTCTTAGCCTTCTCCAGCCACTGGCCGCTGACCTTGTTAATAAACTCAACCTGCTGGGAAACCATCACGGGCGTGATCTCATCGATTACGGCCTGGGCCTTCTCCTGCGAGAGATTGAGCTTTTTGGCGATACCCTTAAAGGAGTCGACCACTGCGCTATTGAGCTCTACACCTTCGGGTGCTTTGAAGTCGGCGTAACTTTCAGGTGCCGCATCCTCTTTCGCTTCCTGCTTCTGTCCTTCCTGACCTTCGGCTTTCTTGGCGTCGTCTGCCTCAGGCTTAATCTCAAGCGGATTGCTTACCGTCTGAGCGGCCTTAGTTTCGGGCGCCGGAGAAGTTTCAGTCTTCTCAGTACCGGCCTCCTTTTCAGTCGGAGCGGTGGTCTGAGAAGACTGCCCCTGGTCCAAAGGAGAAGACTGTTGCTCATTCTGCGAAGGAGGTACTAACGTCTCCTGACTGGTGTTTTGGGAGCCGCTGTCATTTTCTGTACTCATCCGATATCTTCCTTATCTCGGTGTATTGTTCCGGGCAATAGGTCATGACGTAGCTCAGCACGACAAGGCCGAAAGTTTTCTTTCCCTCTTTGTTAGCCATCGCGAGAGCGTTGGTGTCAAAAGAGGAGGAGAACAAGGCGCAGTCGGAAAAGAGTTTGTTAAACACAATCTTTCCGTCCCGCGTACCCAGAAGGCGGATGAGAGACTCTTTAAAAGCCTCGTCAAAGCTCGCTTTCTGCGCTTCGCGTTCTTGTCTTTCTTCCCTGAGCTTCGCTTCGTCAAACGGATTGCGAATCTTTCCTGACATTTAAAACCTTCAATAAAAATCAATGCGCACTTTTTTACTGCCCCATCTCGGCCTGGAGCGCCTCGACGGCCTGACCCGCCATGGTGTCGCCGCCTGCGGGGACCTTGCCCAACTTGCTCAAGGCGTCCACGCCCTGCTGAGCTTGCTCCTGCTGCGCCATCTGCTGTTGCTGCTGAGCTCTCTGCTGCTGGATCTGCTGCACCTCTTCGTCCGAGCGCAGTAACGAGGGGCTCACACCCTTCTTGTCGAAAATGATCTTGATGGCGTTATCCAAGTTGATGCGGTCAAGCACCGACGGATCGACTTGGGCCAGCTGGCAGACTTGGGTAATGGCCTCCATGTCGGTGTTGGCCTGGACCTCTTTCTGAGATCGGGCAAGCATGGAGGTGTACTCAATGTTTAACTCAGTGCCCTGGAGCTCCTGGGGCGGAGGCGGAAAAACTCCGGCGCGGGAGAGGATCGAGAAAATGCGGCCGATAAAAGGATTCAGAACCTCGTTGTTGAACCGAGACAAAATCGGTCCGAGCATGATGAGTTTTTCCTCCTGGAGTCTTGCCACCGCGGTCGCCGTCATGCGCGCGATCTCGGCCTGGTTGGAGAGCATGAGGAAAAGGTCGGTAAAGAATGCCGCCTTGATTCTGCCTTGAACTTCTTGGATGTCCACGGTGATCGGGTTGATGTTTCCGACCGCAGTGGTGGCGTTATTCGACTGACTGCCGTTGGTCGGCATGTCCACGAAACTTAAGCCGCCCGGGGCGAAGTCAAGCTCGGCGTCCTTGGCCGACGTCGGCAGAAGTCTCGGGGGATCGACGATCAAGTCGATCGCGTTGCCTTTTTGCATCTGCTCGTGCTTGAGCTGGCGCACGTCACCCAGCGCGGTCATGCCCGGAGATTCGCAGGAATAGGTATCGGTCGAGATTGCTCCCCAGCGGCCCACGATTGCCGGAAATTCGTTATACCCGGATTCCAGGAGAATCGAGTGCTCGTCACTGTCGGCGTCGACCAGCATGTGAACCGCACGATACGGCATGTTCTTGTTGTCCTGCTTGGTGATGTCGCGATCGTATCTCGGCTCAATGGCATGGATGACGGCCTTCTCTTGGTCGTATTGCCGTTGGTCATAGAGCGCCTTAATGCCGCGCGGGACATTCTCATAGCCATACTGCTGAACGATTTGCGCGACCGTCATCATCAGCTCGCGATACAGAGTATCCGGGATGCCCTTATGGTTGCAGGCGATCGCATACTCGCCGATTGTGAACGGGTAGCAGTAAAAGCCACGCTCATCATCCTCCTGAATCATCATGGCGGCCGTGCCGTAGAGACTGACCTCAAGCCAAAAGTGGTGCAGGCTTTGATAGGCGTTCGTTCTCGATAGGCCCATGTAGATGACCTGGGACACATCCGCGAGCCACTGCTTCACGGCCGGAGACTCATCCAGTGTGGGACTGCCGGTCGTGAGATAAAACCACTGCTGGCTAGGGTCCGTAAGTCCAGACATCAATCCGGAGGACAATAGGTTGCTGGCGCCGGTAGCCGTATTGTCGAAAATCTCATTGAAGCGTTCGCGCGCCTCGTTCTTCGGCCCGCGCAGCAGGAATTTGCCTGTTGCCGGCCGGATATGCGTGGCGATACTTTTCCACTGTGGGATAAAGGGATCGCGCTCCGTCTTGAGCTTTTGCCAGCGCGACAGGATGTGCGCACGTAATTCCTTCTTGTCCATCGGTGCCTCGCTTTTAGGCTCCGAGCTTGTTGCCCTTGCCTAAGGTCAGATCGGAGTTATTGATGCCCTCGGGCCCTGTCAGCAGCGTCGAGCCTCCGGATGCGTTCTGATCTAAGTTCTGCTCATAAATGCTGGAGACATCGGCCTCTTTGGCGTTCTGGCGGCGCATATCCTCGCGGGCCTTCGTCTGAGTAATCTCGTTATTGCGCTGTGCTTCCTTGGCCGCGGCCTTCTGCTGTCGGGCCTGCTTGTTGCTCGCCATAACGGAGGCGGCGGTACCTACCGCGGCCACGCCGGCACTGATTGCTACAGCTGTAGTGGCAGAAATTGCTCCGCTCATATTCATTCTCCCCGTGACATTAAAAGATCGGTTTCGTCAGTAAATTCGGCCTCTGCCTCCAGGAGCGTCTTAGCCTTGGTAGCAAAGGACATGGAAATAGTGGTGTCCTCGTAGGCGACAAAAATCTGTCTGCGTCCTGCCGAGGCTCGGAAAATATGTGTGCCTTTTAAGCGGACGGTTCTGCCGCCGCAGGTCATGGCGACGTCCCCGGTGACCATGATGACCGTCGGGATCTTGATTAAGGCGCCGGCGATCGCCACGCCTTTGGGGACTAAGCACGTGCGGCAATACATGCCGGCATGAATGAAGCTTTTGGTCTTAATCTCGACCTGGGGCGCCGCGCGCATTTCCTCGACGCCTGCGGCCATAGCCTCCAGTTCTCCGGACGTGTTGGGCGGTATTTCGGCGATTACGATTTCAGTCATGCCAGGGCCTCATAAAAAACGGTGTTCATGCGTGTAAACCTCGGGACCCGGGCGAATAAAGTCTCCAGGCGTGACCCGCTCCTGCATCCCCAATAGATCCCTGAGGCGCCGGAGTCCTTAGCGGCTTGGCTTATAGCGTTAATGAGGCGGACCCCTGCCGCGCCGAGCCGAAAGTCCTTAGACAAGAAGACCGATTCGACGGAGGCCGTCACTGTGGAGTAATGCGGGATGACGGTCAGCACGAAGGAGCCGAAACCGACAAGCCGCTCACCGCTGAAGGCGCCGATCACTTTGAAGGCGCCGGACTCCTCGGCTTTGCGGTAATAATCGACGTTCGGCTTTTGAGGCAAAAAGGGGTTGCCTGACTCGGCCATGTATTCCGAGATCAGCATGTCGGCGTCCGGAGCGCCGAAAACTTCAGCGACCGTGACAGGTCTAAAGGTCAATACTTTTTCCATGGGCGCATTGTCGATCTCCGGACAAATTCAATGCGCACTTTTACAGCGACTTGTAGGGGTTTCGGATCTGACGTTTCCGTCTCTCAGTGAGCCGCGGCATGTTGGCCGGGCCGTCCAAATACTCCTGGATCGGTATGGCAAAACACAAGGCGAGCGCGTCGGCTGTATCCGGAGAATTCATGCCGCGTTTTTTCATTGACTCCTTGCTCTCCAGGAGCAAGCGTCCTTTGCGGTCAAGGAGTTTTTCCGGAATACAAAGATCATCGGCAAGCTCCGGGCTATTGGGCAAACACCCGTTGTCGCGGATAAAGTCTCTCATCCGATCCCACATTTCCGCTCTCTTATTGGCCCAGCGCTCGGTGTTGCTGGAGCGGTTGGCCGCGATCACCTTGTGGATATGCGGGACCTTATCGACCATGTAGTCGTAAGGAGAGGCACCCACGCCGGTGTAGTCGATATTGATGTAAATCTTCGGGATGCCGAGTTTCTGCAATTCGCGTGCGTAAAGGATGACCTGCTCTCCGAGCTGGGGCCCCGTGAGCCCGCGGAAAATCTTCAAGGGCATAGTGCAGTCGCGGCCGATTTTCGTTGCAATCACGGATCTGTCGTCGCCTTCTCGTGCGACGTCCACGCCTAAGACGGCAACGGTGGCGGCGTAATTCATAACGCCTACAGGGCGGTTGACTGCGGCGTCCACGTCTTCTCGCGTAATGAACTGTTTGGCAGATGTCGACGGGAAGACACCGCGCACACGAACTTTCACGAAGTCGGAGTCCTCGCCATAATCGTCAACGTACTGCTGCAAGAGTTCCTTGTTCGTAATCTTGACCGTTCTGGAGTCGATGTTGTAGTGCAGCCAGCGGTGGCGCTGTTTGTGAAAAGCGTCGAAAAAGGCGCCCTCGGGTCGCGTCGGGTTTCCGAAAATACACCAAATGATTTGCGTATCGCGGTCAGTCAGCGCGCCTTTCGTAACCTCATAGATTTTCTCGGCGATCACGGACGCTTCGTCGAATAAAACGAGGATTCTTTTGCCTTGGTTATGCAGGCCCTGGAAAGCGTCGGTATTACTTTCGTTCCAGGGAATAGCGTCGATTCTCCAGGTGTACTTATGGCCCTTTTGGAGAGAATAGATCGATTCGGCCGCGACCTCGAACCAGTCCTTGAAAATGCAGACAGAATGCCATTTATGGAGCTCGGACCACGTCTTGGTTAAAAGCTGACGGCCCGTTTCCGCAGTGATAACGCCTTTTGTATCCGGATAGGTGCATATCGCCCAGAGAATGACCCAGGCGACCAAAGCGGTCTTTCCGATTCCGTGTCCGGACGCCACGGCAATTTGGATTGCCTGGTAGCGGGTCGCACCGTTTTGCAGTCGGTCCCTAATGTCGCCTAGGATTTTCTCCTGCCAGGTATCGGGCCCGTCGTATTTCTCTAGGATCCCCTCGCCCCAGGGGAATGCGTGGCGCACGAATGCGAGCGGATCGTTACTGAACCGCACTGCGAGCTTCTGTAAGTTCAGTTCGTAATTTTGATTTGCTAATTTTTCATTGTCCATGAGACCACCGTCAATACAAATGCGGTTATGGGGAATGGGAATGGAGCGGGCGAATAAAATCACCCCTCGCGCGGTCAAATTACAGATATTGCCTATCGGTCCCTGATAACGCCCCTCGTCGGGGCTGAGTTGGGGGTTTTACCCCTCCGACCGCCGAATTTCGAACACCCTTCGCCGTTACGTCACCCCGCCTCAATCCATAGAGGGTTATCGATTGGGGCGGATCGATCACCCCCGTTTGCTTTGAGGTGCCGGCCGTCGGCGGGGATGCCTCATCCGACTGCCGACGTGTGGACAAATTGGTGGACATAATAGCGATAGTGCTCATAAGTCATTGATTTATATGGATAGCGTGGCGGAGGAATGCTCCGCCACACTGCTATTTCTCGTCCTTTTCCACTGCCGCCAGGATTTGCGCCAGGCGATTGGCACGGTCACTAACGTCCTGAGTGACTTCCAGCTTGTCTCTGAATTTACCTCTTAATCGGCATATCGTTGTGAGCGCCTGGTTCGCGCCCTTGGAGTCAAACATGAATACAGCATGGCCCGCTTTGTCTTTCTTCGGTTTGCCGTCGAAGTTGTAAACCTGTTGCGGCTCAGAGCATTTTTCAAGGATATCAATCGCTTTTTTGAGCTCGAAGTCCTCTTCTAACTGCATTCTTTCGTTGCGCTCGGCCTGCCGCTTGCTTATCGCGCGGGTGATCTTAGGCGTTCTGAGCAATCGAGCTGCATTCACTGCCGCAGCATTATCCGTACCGACGTTATATCCCGCTTTTTTGTAGGCTTCTGTCGCATTGCCGCCGTTTTTCAGGTATTCGGAGACAAATGCGGCCTGTTTCGGTGTCAGGCGTTCTATTGTTCCAAACTTGGTGCTCGACATAATAAAACCTCCGTAATCAATGAGTTGATTATCGGAGGCTGTCGCTCAATAATGCGCACTATTTCCAAAGCTCTAAACCGATTTGCCGCTTCTACAGTCGTTCAAACTTCCTCGGATGATAAATCCTATTAATTTTTGCCGATCGCTCTCCAGCGGTCGATTTTGATGCCTTCCTACCCTATTCATTGATCGTTGCTTTAACGAACTTCACCGGATGCTTGCCTCTTATTCTCCCGGCAAAAAAGTCTCTGACCGTTCGCTTTGGTATTTCCATCTTTTTCGATATCTCGTTAAGCGAAAATCCTGCCAGGCGTAAATCAATGCACTGCAGGACTTCGTTGTCTGTATATCTCGCGGCCTGATGGCTCTCTCCGACATACGCTCCCAGCGGGCCGATAAAGTCGACGCCTCCGGCCCTAAGACCTAAAGTACTCCGGATGTTCTCTCTTAACTCTTTCAATCGCCGCTTGTAAGGTCCGCTGGCGGCCGAGTCCATGAAGTTTTTGTGCCGCTTTCGCGGCTTCAGTGAGTAATCTTTGGGCGTCATGAGGTAATACCGTATGAGGTTGATAGGTTGATTGTTTTTCGGTCATTCTTATCTCCCCGGGATGCCTCCAGCGGGTTTCCGCCGCCGGAAGCGTCTAAACCGCTAAAGCTCAAACTTCCGTGACAATGCCGTTTGAGCTATGGAAACCGACGTCAAAGGGCGTGCCGTCTAACCGCGTTGTAAAAAACAGTCTTGCGTACACCGTTGCAATCGTCTCCGGGATTCCGAAAATGCGTACTCGTCTCTCGCCTTTCCGGTTGTACGTCACCACTGCATAGGCCTCGCAGTATCCGCTCTTGTCGTCTCCCTCCCATGCCTTGGGCGCCGATTCAGAGTAGCCGACCTGGATCGTCCAGTGATTTGCGGGATCGCACCCGAACAAGTTGTCCTCTGCGCATGTGCCGTAGACGAAAGCGTCTAGAGCGTGGAATGTCTCCATAAAATTGAGGACATCCTTTATAGGAGGGCAGTTGTACATGCCTCCGTGATACAGATTGCTGTCCCAAACTCGCCCCGCCTTGAGTGCATAGTCGACTGCGACAGATATGACCTTTAACTTTTCTAAAGTGTTTGAATCAGACATGTTTTCTCCATTTGTGAAACTTTGGGGCGTTTTGCCGTTTTGTTCTGCGGTTTCTATAAGTCTCTATATA